TTGCAGCACCCGCCAAAGCATGTATGCGCTGGTCCTGCCACCGCTAAAGCTGATGCAAGTTGGGCCATCAATGATGAATGGGCTAGCCATGTTTACGCCCCCAATGTGCAATGAGTGCAGCGTCAGCCCGACCATCATCCTTGACGCGAGCAAACAGGTGCTCGCACCCTTTAAAAAGCTCCATTGCCCTGGCCCGGCTGGCATCTTTGCCAGGACTGCGCCCAATGGCGCGGGTCCAAGTGGCAGGGGCCACAAAGGTGACGGGCATCTTGAGCGCGGCCAAGATCCCCTCGATCATCCCGAATGACCGGCCAAAGCTAAAAACGCTGGTTACGCCTTGCCCTGCCATGGCTGAGACGCGCTCGCAGTAGACGTGGCAGTCTTTGCCTGCGTACAGGTTCAGCAGTTCGGCCAGCTCATTTGCGCTGACCTGCCGCTTGGCTTTGCCATTTCTGTCCACGGTCATCACCGGCATATCGTGGATCTGGAGTGAGTCATCTGTGAGCACCGCAATGGCACCCGATAGACCTGGGTCGATGCCAATGTGCCTCATTTGAGCGCCTCATCCATGGCCTTGTTGAGCACTTCAAGCCTGGCCGCGACCAGGGCATCAGTGGCGTCATTGAGGCGCTTGACGCTGTCATAGAGGGGCTTGGTGCGGCCACTGAGCCAGCGACTGACCTGGGACTGGTCGATCTGCGCGACCCTGCACACGTCTGCCATGGTGTAGCCTGCGGCACTGGCCTTGACCAGCACGTCTCGGATTGGGTTGTCGGTTGTTTTCATGTCTTGGATGTTAACCCCAAATTGACAACTTGTGCAAGACCATGAAAAAATGGGGGCCAGACAACGCTGCCCAGCCCCCGAAGTGGCAACCGCATCGGGTGGAGTGCCCGGTGCAATCAGCGGGAGGATGAACCCGCCGGGTTGATTGTACGGGTGGAATAGTTGACTGTAGCGTAGGGGATTTGATGAGATAGTCAATCGGTGTATGATCCGCATATCAACAACAAGGAGATGTATGCACCAAGAAGACTATGAAGAGTGGCGGTGGGGACAGATCCTCACCCGCCGCAAAGACTACAACCCTGATGATGAACCCCCAACTGATGAGGATGAAGAAGATGCCCAGACCCAAGAGTGAGATGACAAGTGTGGCCGTCACGGTCAGCGCCAGGCTGATCCCGGCGCACTATGCTGAGTGGAAACGTCTTGGCGGTATCAACTGGCTGCGCCAGCAGCTGCGTGAGTCAATTCAAAAGCAAAAGGAGCAAAGTAAATGAGCGCATTTAGGTTTGGTGTTTTCCTGGCGGTGATGCTGCCATTTATCGGGTTCCTGTGCCGGGTGGCCGTGGAGCTTTTTCTGTATGGATACCACGCGCTGTGAGTGGCTGGCGCAAGAAACAAATTGAGGAGTGTGAAATGAGCCTAAAACAAATGCAAATTTTGGACGCTGCAGTGGCAGTAAAGCCAGAGCCTGTGGCATGGCCTTGTCTAATTGATAGTGCTGATTTTTCAGAAAACACCATCACGCTTGTTATGCAGTGTGATGATTACAAAGTATCAGCGGGTACGCATTGGTTATCCACCACTCCACCAAAGGAGAACACATGAAAGCACGACAAGTATTCCACGCACTGATGGCCTCAAAAGGCTACACAGATGCCGATCTCGCCATGACAGGTGACAAGTACTCTAATCCCGCCATGCAGGGCCGCTGGAATTATTTCCTGGCAGGCTGGGAAATGAGAGGTGTCATGTGATCACGCAACCAACCAAAAGGAGTCCCATCATGCAAAACAACACAACCCGAAAATTCCCCAGGACCTTCACAGAGGCCTTCCCCAACTCGCTCGAGAATGGCGCGGCCATTGAGATTCATGTCCATGAGTGCAGCACCGCTGAGAAAATCATTCGAGTGATCAGTCTGATTGGCCTGATCGTGGTGGCATTGGATTGTTTGGTTTGGAGGGTTTGAAGATGAGCGAATCCATGCAAACACAGATCGACCTTGCGATCAACAAGATGAAATTCCCTGGCGGCATTGCAGCGGCCATGCTAGGTCGGCATGAGTATGAGCAGCTTATCCGCGAGGCAATAACCAGTGGCACACTGATTGGGTACAGCCATGGCGAGACATTCACCCGCGAGCGCATGGAGCGCAAGTACCGGGACATGGAGCATGAGAACCAGCTCTTGCGCGAGAGGGTCAAGGACCTTGAGCTTGAATTGATTGCCGCTGCCAAATGAAATCAACCCGGCTGCCACGTCTCATCAAGGCAATCACTGACATTGGCATGACTACGACAGAGATTGCTGAGACGATCTATTGCACGCCCAGGTCGGCCAGGATGCTCGTCAAAAGACTCAGAGACGATAACCTGGTCCATATTCAGCAGTGGGTCAAGCTCGATGGCCACGCCAACCCTGTGGCCGTTTACAGGTACGGGATTGGGGTTGATGCCGTGAGGCAGCCACCTGTCAGCTCAACAGACAGAGTGCGCAAGTGGCGGCGCAAAGAGTCACTCGATGACAAGGCATTCAGGATGGCCCGGCAGCGTGGCCGCAGAGTGAAGATTAAACGTGATCCGCTGGTAACGGCATTTTATGGAGACGTGAAGTGATTGAAAAAGACAAATTGAAAAACTACCTGCTCAAATTGCTTGATGAGGCAGAGGAGGTCCAGGCCGCGAGTGGCGAAACCCCATCAGCTCAAGAGGCAATCGAGCAGATCATTGACTGGGTTGATCAGTCATCGATTGAAAGCAAACCGCCCTTGGTCAACCCGCCAGCATAAGCCTGGCCGCGAATGATCATGTCTCTTGCGGTTTCTGGAGACACGCCAAGCCTTGTTGCGGTTTCCCCGATTTGCTGCGCCAGCAGCTCGAGCTTGGGCGCACCGATTGGAGAGGTCACACCAGTTGCTCCAGAACCTGCGCCCCAGATAACGGCCTGGGTAGGCACTGCCTCAAGCCCCATGGGTTGAGCAATTTTCTGGTTAAACCAGGGTCCAAGCGCAACCATCTCAGGCACTGACGCGCTGGCCTTGGGTATGGTTGGCACGCCCTTTTTGGTTGTTGCACCGCGAACGTCAGGCAAACCAACCAGGCGCGACCAGTGGGCGTCACCAACCGGCCATTGCGTCTGGAATCCAGTCTCTGGCACGCCTGACGCATGGATATAGCTCGGCACTTTTGCAGAGTCCATCTCAAGCAAACCAGACGCCAAATACTTGCTCATGGGGCCAGCTTGAGCCGTGCTGTGATATGGATGACCGATCACGCCGGCCAGCTCTGGTGGGTAATCTGCACCACGCTTGAATTCAGACACACCACCGTATTTTCTGAAATCTTCAAACCGGCCAAGTGTGTCCATCATGTTGGCAGCGGTGCCGCGATTCAACTCTGTCAGCACCTCGCTGCCGGGGCTGGACATTCCCGTCAATGTGTTGAATTTGTTGTACTCGCCAATGGCGCGGTCTGGACCATAAATGTCCACAAAGCGCTGATACAACGGGTCCATGGTGTACCAAGACGCCATGCCCTTGAACAACTCAGGCTGCAATCTTGCCTCGGCCACAATATCTTGCAGGCGCTGCTCATTGCGTGGGTTCATCACTTGAGGCGCATGAGCTGCACCCTTGGGGTTTTTGGCGGTCTTGAAGGGTACGTCAGTGATGTTGCCAGCTCGCGTGCCTTGCTGGGCAATGTCAAATAAATCTTGCCTGTTCACGCCAAACAATTGTTTGAGCAATGGGTCTTCTGGCGCGACCCGGCTGGCAGCTTCTTGAACCAATTCCCTGGGGTTTTTGTAAATGTCTGGGTATGCAATACGCTCAGGGTTGACCACTGTGGCTTGGCGCTTGGTCACATTTCTCACCGTCCCCTGCGTCAGGTCTTGCAACAACTGAGCAGGCAAACCGCCACGCGCCATTACGTTGGCCGCGACTGGTTCCATGGCACGCTCTGCGGCCATGCCGGCACGCTCAAACTGGGAGGCATACGCTGCCTTGGGGATTGCGGCCAGCAGCCCGGCCTCTGGCAATACTGGTGGCAGCTTGGCCGTATCCATCAGGCCAGCAACGCTTTGCAGCGCGTTCTGGGCCATCTGGCCGCGGGGTGCGTAGGTGTACTGCTTGATGAAGTCTTCGGTGGCCTTGTCGGCCAATCTGACGCCTTCCTTGGTGCCAAATTTCCCTGACTTTATGTTTTGCAAGATGCCGTAAGGAATCCCGGCCATGGTGGCGGCGGCACCACTACCAAGAGTTGCACCCGTCTCACCAATTGCCTCAAGATAGTCCAATAAGCCTGCCATCATTGCACCTTAATAAATCATTGACCAGCCAGATTTGAGCCGATTGCAAGGCCACCAGTCTGCCCAGCAATGTACCCACCAGTGCCAGCAGCTCGAGCGCGTGCCTCGTTCATCTTGCGCATAGTGTCGGACAAATCAAGCAGTTTTTGCTGCTCACGTGAAAGCAAGATATTGCCGATCTGGTTGCGCACCGCCTCTGGGGTTCCAACTCGGCCAAATACATTCCCCGCTGATGTGATCATGCCTGGCACGTTTCCAGCAGCCACGGCCTGGCCTGCCTGCATCATTGGAGCAACGTCCAGATCTGCCAATCCAGCAGCCCTGGCCGCTGTCTGAGATCCACGGCCAGCAGACTCCAAGCCTTTGAGACGTGCCTCTTTTGCAACCGCTGCCGCGAATTGACGATAGTCGTTGTCAAACACGGCCTTGAGTCTTTCCTGGGTTGCAGGTTCTTTCCACATCTTGAGCAAAGACGTTTGACCGGCCTCTGTCCCGGTCTTCTGACGTAATGCCTGCAAAGCACCGATCTTGAATGCGTCAATCTCTGACTGACTCAAGTTGCGCATCTCTTGCTTGAAGTTGATGATGTCGCCAGTCAATGCCTTGCGGCCAAGCTCGGCAGCGTCCATCATCTGAGACGGCCCGGCCCACTTCTCCATGGCCTGGGCATACGCTGACATACCGCCAACCTTGGGCGATTTATCGATCAATGATTTGATTAAATCTTGGCGCACGTCATCATATGCATTGGCCTGCTGAGTGCCGCCAGACCGCTTGAGTGTCTGGGCAGAGTCATACAAAGACTGCTTCAATGTGTCTAGCACATTCATCGGGACCTGCTCGCCAACCTTCAGCTTGGACAGGTCAATGGTTTGACCCGTCTTTGTACGGTACAGCAACTCAGCAGCGCCCTGCAAATTCTCAGAGCGCTTGAGCAAATCCATCAGCTTGTTGTCCACATTGACAACAGCTTTGTCAATCACGTTGTAAAAGGGGCGCGACTCAATGCGGCGCATCTCGCTAAAGTTGTCAATGCTTTGCTGAAACATTGATCCTTGAGTGCCCAAAGCCTCATCAGCAGCCGAAACAAGACGCCCAGCACGCCCAGCCTGTCTTTCCCTAATGGCACGCTCCAAGGCCTGTTTTGTCTCACCTGGGAGGGTTGCGATAGTGTCGATCAGTTGGCGCATATTTGCACCGCCAACGTCAGCAATCCTGGCCTCTGGACCCAGCTTACCCATTCGGGCCTGGGACATGGTCAAGGCGCTTGCGAGCAGATCTGGCGGCGTATCGCGCAGCAATGCCTCGGCCACCTTTTGCTGGGCATATGTTTCTGCCTTGGCAGGGGATACCCTGGCAGCGATCTGCTTTCCAGCCGCCCCAAGTACTCCCATGACTGGCTGAGTTAATGGGCCAACAACTCCACTGATGGCAGCACTCTTGGCAACGTCAGTTGCAATATCTCCAACTGTTTCACCTTCAGAAGTTCCAAGACCACCAACGGCCCCATATCCAACACCAGTTGTACCGGCCTGCGCCATGCGCTGACCCATGCCCATGATGTTGCCTTGAGCTGCTGGCTGGGTGAGGTACTGATAGAGCTGCGCCATCTTTGGAGACATGGCCTCAACGACAGGCGTCACGGCCTTGGTGACGGCCTGAGATACTTTGGCAGGCGCTCCAACCATGATTGTTGGCAGGGATGCCGCAGCCTGCAAACCAACAGATCTCCATGGGTTTGCCTTTGTGTAAGACTCAGCAGCACCGCGAATGACATCTCGCTGCTCTTGGTATGCCTGCGACAGTGGCTTGCCTTCAGTTATGGCCTTGAATGGGGCTGCGACTGCCCCAGCAATCTCATCATAAAAGCCCATGGTTGGGCCTTGCATGGCTGCCAGAAAACCTTTTTCAAGTTCTGATTTTTTTGCGCCAGCCTCAAATGCCGGTGATTTGCGCTCAGACAAAAACTTCAGCACCTCATTGGGCGTGTAGTTGTTTTCAATTGCAGCCTGGATTTGTGGCGCAACATCTGGCATCTGGGCCAGATACTGCATGATCTCGTCATCTTGGTATCCCTCTTTACGGGCTGCATTGATCTGCTGTTTTATGCCGTCCATGATCTTGCCTTATCTTGTGAAAATTTCCGACAATGATCGGCGTGGTTGACCAGTTGGTGATGTACCAGGAGCACCGCCAGGCGCTCTCATAATTGATGGGATATTTGCTGGAGCACCAAGAGCCTTGTCAAGTGTCACGCCAGTGCTCTCGCCAAAGTCAATGTACTCGCCACGCTTTTGGTTGTATGCCTGACCAGCAGCCGCATATAGCTCATTGGACAATTGTCTAAAGTCAGCACGTTGTGTTGGTGTTAATTTATTGCCAGATGCCCACAAAGTGAAATAGTTTTGCAGCCGATCCATGCGGCCAGACGCTGCCATGGCGATACCCAATTCAGACTCGCGGACAACAGATCCAGGGTCCAGCAATTTCATCACCTTGGTTGCGCCTGCAACATCACCGATTGGCGTACCCTGGTCAAGCGATGTAAGAACCTGACCATACGCTGACTTCATGTCGTTGAAGTCTTTGTAGATCGGTTCAGACATAAATGTCTTCTTGGCTGACATCTTGTTTTCAAAGCCCTTTTGACCAAGATCAAGATTGACATTGCTTGCAGCAGATCTGCGAATAGCCATGATGTTTTCCATCGTGACCGGCATATTTGCGGCCTGCAACAATCTGACCTCAGTTGGAGATGCTTCGGCCTTTGGAGATATTCCAGTCACAACTTTGTAGCTGCCATCATCGTAGTACTGGACAAGTGTCGGCGTGCCGTTAACCATGACCTCTTGCGGTTGACCAGTTGGTTTAACGTCAGGCGCAACGGGTGCCGGGATGACGCCACCAGTTTTGGTTTGCAGGTAATACTTACCGTCAGCGCCTCTAAATGGGGAACCCATGACCTCTTGAGGTTGCATGAATTTCAGCATCTCAGGGATGCCTTTTTCAGCAGGCAAACCAGACAGCAGTTGACGCATTTGAGGCGTCAATGCGGCACCGCTAGGCATTGCACCGGGCTGCATTGCACTGGGTTGTATTTCTTGGCCGATCATGGCCGCACGCTCAACTGTCGGGCCGACAGGCATCCCAGGCATGGCGATGGCCTGCTCTGGCGTGATTGTCTGAGGCTGGCCTGGTTGTCCAAGAATGAATTTTTGATAAGCCTCTTGAGCTGCCTGGGCACGTTTGGCCTCATCCAACTTTTGCCGTGTCAGCAGCTGTTGAATCGCACCCTCTTGAGCCTTGCCATATGCGCCCGTCCCAGCCTGCAAGCCTGCACCAAGCGCTTGGCCCAATGAAATGGGTACTGGAGATGGGCCACCTGCTTGGAGCAGGGCCGCAGCCGTGGACAACAGCGCTTGGCGCTGCATCGACTCTTGCTGTTGAGGCGTCAGGTACTCACTCAGGGCAGACGTGCCGCCGCCAAAAATGTCACCCAGCAAGCCCATATTGAAATCTGCCATGATGTTTGTTCCTTAACCCAAGCCCAGCAAACCGCCCAAGATGGCACCATAACCAGCGTATTCCTTGCCACCCAAGATGCTGCCCAACTGAGCGCCACCAAGAGCACCGCCAAGACCACTTACAACTGGGTTGCGGTAAATCGGCGTGGTTTTTGATTCACCCAAATTCGGCACCTGTTGCCCCAAAGCACTGCCAGTCAGGCCAAGGCGCTCGGCAGCCAGGTTGCGTGCAGCGTCAAGCCGCGCCTGGGCCAACTGCTGGCGCTGCTGCTCGGCAGTCATCACGGCCTGCGCACCCGTCATTCCAAGGTTTTGCTGCTGGGCACCCAAAGCACCCAACTGGCCCACGGCAGTCTGGCGAATGCCTGCACCAGCGATCTGGTTGGCAATGTTGGCCCTAGCCGCCTCCATGGCCCTGGCCGCATCAGTCTGGCCAAGCCCGGCAGCCGTGGTGAACCCGGCAGAGCGCAACTGGGCCGCAGTGTTGGCTGCCTGGCGCAAATAGTCTTCGTTGGCCAAAGACTCAGCCACTGCCTGGCGCGAGCCGCCAAATGCCCTGGCACCCACTGCCCTGGCCTGCTGGGCCTGTTGGGCAATCTGGCGCTGGCGCTCAATGTCTGCCAGCGTACCCTGCACAACTTGTTGCTCAAAAGGGTTCTGATAGGCGCTCATGTACTGGGCACCCGTCATGGCCTGAATCTGCTGGGGTGTGTAGCCAGCCTCTGCCAGCGCCAACTCGGCAGCCCGGTTGGTGGTCTGCTGACCTGCACCGCCAATGCCGGTGGCCGTGAGCTGCTGTTCTGCCGTGGCGTAGCCAGGTGTAAAACCCTCAAATTGCCGGGTTCCAAGACCTGCCGCTGCGGTTCTGGCATCGGCCAACTGCTGCAAATATGCAGCCTTAATGTCAGGATCGATGGACGTTGAGCTTGTTGAAGATGACGGCGTGCTGCTACTGCCACCCAAAGCCTTTGCGGCCAGAGCTGCACCAGTTAATGCCTGAGTCGGAGTGAGGTTGCTTAAGAAGTTACCGGCAGCACTTCCAGCACTTCCCAACAGACCAGCAAGGCCAGTAGCACCAACAACTCCAGCACCGCCCGTCATAGCGTTTAAACCCAAACCCATATCAAATGCGCCTGTTGCGGCAGCGCCAGCACCAGCAGCACCAGCACCGGCAGCACCTAAACCTGGGACTCCAAGACCAGACAAACCACCACTGGCGGCCAAAGCTCCAAGAGCAGCAATGGGTACCGCATTCTTTGACAAGCTCAAATCTTTATCGGCCTGTGCCAGCGCATTGCTGACACTGCCAACAGGATTTTGAATAAAACTAGTTGCGGCACTGCCTAATTGATTTAATGCGCCCATTTGAACCTCATTGTGGCTTCGTATGTTCTGAACAATCCATCATCAATCTTCTTGATCTCTGATGGGTAAGTGAGTTGTGCAATCAATTCATTGATGCGCGGGTTGTCGTAAAACGTGACGGCATATTCATACCCATGCTCCTTCAAGTCATCAAGGTACTTTTGCACATTGGCAACAAGGTCTTTTGCACGCTCACCATTGATGCAATGAAACTCGATACCGTTTTTCTCGATCTTCTTTGTCAAGATCAGAGTGTCACCCTGACGCACAACAAAGTTCCCCGTCTTTGGCGCATTCATCAAGCCATCAAAGTAGGCATCAACCGTCACGGCAAAGCCGCCATAGTTCTTGGCCAGGTCTTCGGTGAGGATTTGCCTTATGTCTTTCATGATCAAATTTTAAGCCTCAACGCTTGCCAGCGGCGATCACGTCCAAACGGTTGATGCCGACTCTCCAGTCATCGAGCACCGCCCCTGTGTACCTGACCTTGACCTGGCGACCAGTAAACCGCACGTCTGTCGGCTGGCTTGCCGTATATGGGCCGTAAGTTGTCTCTGTTGAGGTCGGATACATTCGCGTCTTGAACGACACAACAACCTCACCCAGAGTCTGCTCGTCAGGGATGATTTGTCGCACCCGCATCACCTGCTCACCAGTTCCGATCTCCACAGGACCAGACTCAGCGTAAGGCGCGACAGAGTCATAAGCAAACCCAACCTCGTGCTCGTAGATATAACCATCTGTTGAAACCATCAATGGATTCAAGTAGACGCCACGGTCAGTGCCAGCAGTGCGAGCCAAACTACCAATCGCCCAGTGGTTCTCGCGGTAGTTGTAGGTGACATATGAGTCATTTTCATTTGACTGACTTGACGGGTAAAACCAGATGATCTCGCCATACTTGCTGTTGTGGACGCAATAAATCTTGCTTGCTTGGTTGTAGTTGATGTTTTGGAAAATGTAGTCCCCAACATCAGAAACCAGTGGCTTGACATAGCCGTCATATACCCAAAACCCTGATTTGCTCATCCAGATCGCTGCCGTGTCGATGGCCGCCACAGACTGTGTGGAGATCAAGCCGCAACCAGAACCGGCCTTCTCAAATGAGTAAACGTATGGCAGGCCAATGTAGGTGCCAACGTGAACGTCAACATCTGTAAACAGCAGGTTGACGCCTCGCACGCGCTTGCCTGCCTTGAGGGAACCGACAGTTGCAAGCTCAAAGTCACCGGCCTGGTTGGTGGCTGCCGGGGTCCAAACAGTATTGTTTTCCTGATCGCACCACTGAACTTTACGGGGATTGCCACCCGCGCCTAGCGCAAATACAAAGCGCTCTGCCGTGGTCATCACGGCATTGCAGCCCGTTGGCGCGTTGGTGATGGCAGCGGCCAGGGTTGGAGTTGAAAAGCCCAATTGCCACTCGTAGAGCTTGCCATCAGCATCTGAGCACGCGACCAGGTACTCGCCCCATGTATCTAAACTCCAGGTCGTGGCTGGCGTCACAGTGCCAGTGTCAGGCCTTGCTACGCCATAGGCATAGTTTCCATAAGTGGAGTACCCGTACCCGGTCTTGATGACGGCATCAGCAACACCGGCAGTCAAGCCTGTCGGCGTAATGTCTTTGAGCGTGCCAGCCTCATTCATGGCGTACAGCTTGGAATTCGTGCCGGCAGCGATCCAGCGATCCCCTGAGTTGTCGCGCCAGGTGATCAAGCCACGGCATGACCCGGTCAGTTGACTGCTCGATCTCTTGCGCCATCCACCCCAGGGCCGCAAAGTACCCTCAAACCAGCGAACCAGGTTGGCGTCAAACCACCGCCCGGCAGACTGGTATTCAGTGCCGTTTCGGTACACGCCTGGGGGGATTCTGAGTGCGGTGAGTGCCATGATGGGATTATGCGGAAAGATTCGAGACAAAACTCACGGTGGCAATCACTGAGGGGATCGCTGGCCTGGTTGGGCTGGTCCCGGCAGCGTACTGCTCAATGGACACACCAACGTCTGATGGCCGCCACATGAGTTGCAGGTAATCGCTCTCGGCCAGGTCCACAAAGTAGTTCAAGGCCGCGATCATGTGCGATGGGTCACCTGAGCTTTTCCTCGGCGAAAGCCCAAAACGTGATCCTGACTTGGCAATGTCAGTGCCATTCTTGCGAAACCAGACCTCAACATCTTGCGTGTCATTCGTGGTGTTTTTGAATTGCACGCTGAATTGCACGTTGTACAAACCACCCTGGGACACATTCAGACGTGATGAATTTGACAGAGTGATCCCATTTGAGTAGTCTGTCGTGTCAAATGTGATGGCGTAGGCAGTTGTCGTATTGGCTGCCGTCTGGTCGGTTCCATCTTGAAACGCACCATAAGGCAGGTTCAAGTACTTGCCACCTCGAGGCCCAAGGACCGTTGACAAGATATTGGTCAGCTTGCGAAAGTACACCAGCAATCCGCGATGGGTTTGCGCAGTCAGGCGCTCGTCATATACCTGACCCGGTGAGGGCAGATCTGGCGGTGCCGGGGTTTCGAGCTGCTGGTAAAGGTTTGTCATGTCAGGACTGCCAAAGCCTCATTGGTGTGTTTGATGCGCTCTTCATAGCCAATTGTCCCACCGTTAATCCTGCGCGTTAATGCTGCCCAATCCCCCGCCTCGGCCAGGCGGTTGCAGTCATGCGTTGACCAGAACCAGCCTGCCGTCAAGGCAGCGTACTTGGGAGTGGCCACCAGTTCGGGCTGCATGACAAAGTCAACGCCCAGGGCCTGGCCAGCGTGAAAATAGTTGCTATGGCCGGTCAATTGGATGCAACCTCTGCCCGAAAAACGAAAACCGTCCCCTGATGCCTCGTCACGGTTTCCCATGCGGTTGGCATAAACCATGTTGGCGATTTTCTTTGGGTTGCCAGCGTACTGGTTGGCAATGTCAAGAGTTGGGAACCGCTTGGGCCACAACTTCATCAAGGTGGCTGCGCGGTAATTCAAGTTCTCTTGCAGCACCTTGAAGTTTCCACATTCATGGCCGCACTGACCGATGAATGCGGCCTGCTGTCTCTTGGTGGAAATGTTGAATCGGCCAAAGGTTTCATTGAGCGCATCAACCCACTCAGGGCCAATGTGCAGTCTTTTGAGTTGATCAGCGTTGACCATTGATCTGCTCCCTCACTTTGTTGTAGGTGTCGATGCAGGCATTGAGCTGGACTGTGTTTCTGTCTCCTTCGATGGCGATGGCGACAACAGCTTTAATAGCCTCTCGGTAAGGGTCGGGTCTTGCTTCATCCCGATCTCTGACGGGAGGGGCGGCATCTGGGGTGGCTTGTACGCAACTTGGGGCGGCTGGGACCGGGAGGCGCAACCGGCCAGCATCAACAAGAGCATTAATGTCAGACTGTTTTTTGTTGATCTCATTCTTGGCCTTTCGCAATGTTTCTGTTTGGTTGTTGAGAGACGCTGCCATCTCTTGCTCTTTGGCGCGTGACTCTTCATTGAGCTTGGCAATGTGAGCCTGCATCTCAGCGTCACGGTCAGCATAGCCACTGTGGTGGCCATAAACGTATGCACTGCCAACAGCAATCATGGCCGCAATGATCAGGTAAGGATTCACTGCCCAGCCTCACGTCTTGCTGCCGCGATCTCCTCGCGGACGTGATCGGGTTCCAGGTGCTCGGGTGGCGTGGTTGGTGGAGGTGGAGGCGTCCACGTTTCATCCAGTGGTGGATTGATCCAGACTGGCAAAGCACCGCTGGGAGGCGCAGAAACAGGGCTAGAAGGCGCTGGTGCAGCCGGGGCAGGCGTAGGTGTCGGTGACGGGTTTATTGCGTTGCTGACGGCCCCCACGGCACGCTTGCCAACAATGCCGCCGATACCGCCAACAATCAGCAGCACGATGTCGTTCAACATCTTGGTGTAGGCTTGATCGATTGGTGCCATTGACTTGATGGGCTGAACGACAAACGTGACGCTGTACAACAAGGCGATCACAATGCCAAACAAGATGATGGTGATCATCACCACAACAAAGCCCCAGATCCTGACCTCGATCTCTTCGGGGCTATATTTATTTTGACTTGACAACATCGGGTTCCACCTTCTTTTCAAGCACTGGAGCAACAAGATACTCGGGGCACGTCTGCGTGAATTGACACTGAGGTTTCTGGCACTCTTTTAATTCAAAGTTGTTGGGGTTCTGGCAGACGTAGCGATACCGATCCTCGCACCCAGCCAGCACCATGATGGTCAGACAAAACAGCATTCGCATTTACTCTTCCTTCCTGTTGGCCTGATCCATCTTCTTGCGTTCTTCCTCAAGTTGTTTGCGCAGCCTCTCCATTCGCTCAATCTGGGCTTTGCTTTCCTTTTGCGTTGACAAGGTATCAAAGTACATGATCCCCACAATTGGCAGCATCAAGCAAAACACCAAGACCATTGCGATGAGCGCAATCAGAAACCCCATCGCACTTTTCTGTCCATCACGAGGAGTGACCAGAACACGCTCAGGTAAACGATTATCAACAAGGCGGCGGCCAGGTAGATTGCTTTGTCCTGGAGGTCGTTTATTACCCGTCTTCGTTGCCATTTTGCCTGCGCCTCACGCTGATCACGCACTTCCCTGGCTTGCTCTTGCTCAACTGCAATCTGCTCGCGCATCTCATTGAACCGTGTCCACAGATCTCCCAACTCTGGCGGCGACTGATAGATCATTTGCTCGCGCAAGTCAGTCTCCATCTGCCTCAACTGGGTGAGCACAAGGGTACGCTGCAAGGCACGCTCGGCCAAAGAGTCAACGCCTTCGTAAACTTCTTCCTTTGACTTGCGCTCTTCCTCTTTGTAGAAGTCTTGGATCTGCTGCATATGCCGCATGAATTCACCCAAGCGCTTTGCAATATCTCCCATGACCTGGTTCGGGTCATAGGCTGCAACTTCCTGGACCCGCTTTTGCTCTGCAACGATTTGCTTTTTTTGCTCTTTGGTTGGGTTTGGCCCAAACATCCCAGCAATTTCACCAACGATCTTTTTAACGTCACCGGCAGTGTTCTTAACATCCTTGTATGTTGCAATGCCTTGCTTGATGGCGCCAAATGCGCTTGAGGCCATAAGTAGGATGCTGATTGGATCCACATCTTAGATGCCAAGCAGTTTTTTCACAATGTCAGCGGCAACGCCAGGACCAAACAAGATGGCAGCGATCACGATGTAGAGCTGGATCTCAATCTTTTGCATTCTGTTTTTTCCAGACTCAAGCTTTTCTTCAATCGCTTTATATCGCTGATCACAAATGGCCTGGTGGATGGTGAATTCTTTTTCCACGTTGTCCATTACCAAGGCACTCCAGTGGCTTTAACAGGGTTCTTTTGCAACTCAATCTGAGCAGCCAAAGCATCTTCAACAGCGTCTTTATCCACACCATTGGCCCATATCCATCCCAATACAGTTTCTTGTGTCAGAGAGTCATATGGCACTGTTGGAGAACCATCACTCCATGAGCAAGTGTTCACAATGGATGCAGAGTAATCCCCATCTGTTGCAGTTGCTTGCCAATGTGCGGTTGTGACAAAACCATCTGATGTTTGTCGGTCAAGTTGACTGATGTTCCAAGTAATCATGCTGACTCCAAAGCAGTTATACGGGCGGTGAGTGATTGAATTCCGTGATTTGCAAAAGAGCCATGTAGCATTTCCCTTGCCAAACAAACCACTTCGTCTGCATCATCAAGGGATTTGTATAAGCCTAAGTTGTAGTGCTTTCCATTGCAAACAATTTGCGCTTTCCATTTTGCTGCACGTTTATGCCAAGAAACACCTTTTACGCCAGATGTATTGTTGCGGTGCATACGTTTGTTTTGTGCGTTACCAAACCTGTCAGCCAATCGTAAGTTAGAAATTTTGTTGTTTTGGCGATTGCCGTCAATGTGGTCAATCAACGATGGCATTTCACCGTGTTGCATCATCCAAATAATGCGGTGAAGGCCAATACATTGATTGTCAATATTGACAGCCACATAGCCTTTATCATTTAGAAAACCAACCTTGTCACCAGCTTTTGTTCTACCAAGGCTTATTTTGCGATACAGGTTTCCATCCCTGTATTCAAACATTTCATGCAATCGTTCTTGAGTAATCATGCGCCCACCTTGGACTTTAAAGAGTCAAGTTCTTCACGCATACTGACTATGATGGCTTGTTGTTCTTGGAGCAACGAAACCATATTGGCAATTACTTCTGAACTTGATGCTTGCATTGACTGCATAATTGGCTTGCCATCTTCATCTACGGCATCCTTTTTTCCAGTTACAGATGATGGGCTAACCTCTTGGAATTCATGCGCCAAGAAACCAACAAACTTAGAACCATCAGCTTTCCATGTGCCTTGCTTTGGTTGCAACGCCATGATGAAATCTTTAGCGCCTATTAATGGCCCCGTAATGTTTTTAAGGCGATAGTCGGAAGAAGTGCTATAAGTTGTTGCAGTTGAAGTAATTGAAATAGAGCCAACAGTGTTTCCTGCCGCAGTGTGTTTGAATGTTGCAACATCTCCGTTGTCTCGCGCTGCATCCATTCTTCCCAAATAGACAACACCGCCGCCTACTGTTGCAGAAGTTGAAGTCTTACCCACCAGCAAGTTACCGCTGGAGTCGATACGGGCACGTTCTGCTGGCGCTGAAGTTCCAGACTTTGTATAAAACGCTAATGCCTGACTGTTTGATGAATTATTTGCATCGTCAATATTTATCCGAGCAATGATTGCGGCATCAAACAAGCCACCGCCACCAACGCCATAGGTTCCACGAAAGATTACGCTACCGTTTCTACCGCCACTGGTGTTCGTGGAATCAATAGAAAGGCTTTGAGCATCTGTTGTTCCAGACGATAAAGTTAACCTTGCGCCAGAATTAGGACTTGTAGTCCCCACCCCCAAATTCCCAGACGCATCAAGCGTCATTGCTTGGGTGAAGGAGACGGTTGAGCCAGCAGTAGTTACAGCGGCGTTATACCAAGCATGCCCGCCATCAGACTGAGAATACAATGTGTTTCTAAAGCCAGAACCAGTACTCTGCCAATTGCCTGCTGAGTTAAAAAATGCGCCGCAAGCCATTGAAAAGTTTGTAAGTGTAATACCTTGCAACACATTACCCGCATACCCAACTTGCAACATCTTTGAGCCAGAGAATATTGTGGTGCTAGGCGTAACACCCAATCCCAAGTTACCTGCGCTGTCAAATCTTGCGATCTCAGTCCCGCCAGTAGCAATGGCAACAGTATCAGCAGCGGGGAATAAGATGCCCGTGTTGGTATCACCATCATTGGTGATTGATGGTGATGCGGCAGACCCATCAGCAAACTCAACAGTTGCCGATCCAGTCACCGTCAACGTCCCAGCAACTGCCAGCGTCTTGCCAGCTCCAACATTCAATCCAACGCTGGTGCCAGTGCCATTGGCCGTGAAGACTGCATCCAAACTGTCAAGGTCAGTATTGATCTTTGTGCCCCAGGTGTCGGTGCTTGCACCCACCTCTGGTTTGGTAAGTAACAAGTTTGTTGTAGTTGAGTCAGCCATGTTGAATCTCCATTAAATACCGTGATTGGGGTGAAAGTTGAATTGCCGTTCAGCAGATTTTCTCTTGCAAACAGCCTCAAAAAAATCGTCAAAATATCCTAAAAATTTACCGCAAGCTCTGACTTCCCATTTGTCATATCGCTTGCCTAATCTTTTGGTCCATGAAACCCCAACAACGCCAGATTTATTGTTAATTGGTTTTGAAATGTTTTTTCCGTTGCCAGATCTATCAGTAGATCTCAGATTTACAAGCCTGTTGTCAGTGCGAATATGATTTTGATGGTCAATTTCAATTGGCCTATCTCCATGGATATACATCCATGCAAGCCTATGTGCATGATGCCTAACACCATCTACGCAAATCACAAAATATCCATGACTATTTACTTTTCCAGCAACTTTTCCTTTGGGTGCCTTGGGAGCCATTGGTCTATCAATAGCCCAAGTAAAAATTCCAGTCTCAGGATCATAGTGCAACACTTCTTTCAAGCGCTGTTGCGTTAATGATCCCGTCTTTGCCATTTTTTACCCCTATGCGGCCTGCTGCCACGATGTTGAATTGTCTGCGATCTCGGTCCAGGTTTCAGTGGTGTCTGACTCTGGAGTCCATGTCTCTGCCGTGTCTGACACTGGTGACCACGTCTCTGGTGTATCTGACTGGGCGGTCCAGGTTTCAGATGTATCAGGTACTGCACCCCATCCAAACCCAACCATTACCCCAACAGATCCAACCGCCTCATTGCCGATTATCGCAACTGAGATGACGTTTGACGCACTGCCAACATCGCCAGTACCAAAAACACCTGTAATGGCCTGGAATGAGATCACCTCTGCCGCCATGGTGCCAACAGCACCTGTGGCAGCGTTGCCAGTTATTGCTGTTGACCTGGCAGTCCCAACAGAGTCAACGGCACCCGTGGCCGCATTGCCAGTGATGATCGGTGAAACAAAGATTGTCCCAATTGATCCTGTTGCACTGTTGCCAGATGCGTCTTTTGACAAAACATTGACAACTGTTCCAACAGAACCCGTGGCAGCGTTGCCAGTTGTGGCCGTGGACCGGGTTACCCCAACAGAATCAACTGCACCCGTGGCAGCGTTGCCGTTGAGGTCAATTGACCTGGCAGGTGTAACAGTGCCAACGGCCAATGTGGCCGCATTGCCTGTGACTGCTTTGGATGAGTCTGGTGCCAGCGTGCCAACGGCACCCGTGGCTGCATTGCCCGTGATGGCAATGGTGATGGTGAGAGTGACAGTTCCAACATTGCCGGTGGCAATGGTTCCATCTTCTTGAATTGATCTGCTGGCTAGGACGCTGCCAACGGCACCAGTTGCCTGGTTGCCGCTGATAACGACATTGCCTATGCCATAGACGCCAAGGCCGTAATAGCCTGTGCCGTAAGCAGCCATGGCGCTGCCCCTTAGATCAAGCCAACCGGATCAGGCCGGTGCTTGCATCATTGGTCGGCATGGTCAGCGTGAAGGTTCCAGCAGTCACGGTCTGGCTGCCGAAAGTGTGGACGCTGACTGCCTTGTTTGACTGGGTCGAGTTATAGATCAAGACTGCATCAAAGGCCGTGGAGAGGGTCACCGCGCTGTAACTGATGCTGGCGCTGGGGGTAACGAATGCCGTGGTTCCAGAGGTGCTGGGAGCCGTGCCAAATGTCACTGTGACGCCACCAGCCGTGTACCCGGTGCCAGTCACTTCACCCGTTGAGCTGTATGCCGTGGTGGACGCATTGACGGTGGCACTTGCCAGGTACAGAGCAGCCTTGAAAGTGTCTGCCGTGGTGGCAGCTCGGACAACGCCAGTGCCAAAGTTGTGGTGGCCGACAAGCAGCTCACCCTTAAAACTGGTACACATTGCCTGAGTATTTGCCATGATTTACCTCTTAAATTTGTTGACTGATGCCGTCAGCAAAGACGCCACGTTTCAGCACCATGTTGACTGATCGATGCACCAACTCACCCTCATGCCAATACTCAACCCAGTTCGTTGTCTCGGTATCAGTATCAATGGACCCCTCACGCTTTTCAAGCAGTGACTCGTCCATCTCGCCTTTGGTTGTCGTTACCATCTAATCACCCAAATGTTTTTGCCCGGGTCAGCAATGCACCGCCACTGGTAGAACCTCGATCATCTGCAATCTGCAACTGATCCAGGCCTGCTTGGTACAACGATGACCACACCGTAATTCTCGCATCATCTAGCAGGTAAGGCGCAGCCTGGAGCAATGCGCCATACAAGTAAACGTCAGGCGCCTGCGCCAGCAGCCAGTTGGTTGCCACGGTAGATGACAACTTGGTCAACTTGGCGTAATAGGCCAGCTCTGCGGTGTAGGCAGCATCAGGGATCGGCAGGACTCGGATCTGGCCGCCAACAATGCCAAAGAAGATCGGCACGCCACTGGATCGGTATTGCACGCTCAAGGCATCAAGTGAATCGACAGTCTCAAATGTCAAAGGCGTGATCGGGTTGGTTCCGGTGAGCTTGATGGACTTTGTTTCCAGGAAATCATCAGGCACCGCGCTGTACTCGGTGGAGATCGATGCCGTGGATCTCACGATCATCTGCCGGGTGCGCAGTTGGCGCTCAATCTGGGACTCGGCCAACGCAATGAAATCAGGGATCACTGAGGTCAAGTCAGTGCGGTTGAGCCAATCGCCAACTGATGTTTTCAGCTCGGTATATGTGGTCAGTGCCATCAGCTTGCCTCTTTTTCCATTTCCTCTTTGACGATCCAGGTGTGCTCATGTCTGAATTCAAACGTGCCAATATGGCCGATCTCTTTGCTCACGTCATGGTCAATATACACCTTGAACCCAAGCTCTTTTGCCTTCTTGCAAAAGAACACGTCCTCACCCATGTAACCGCGGGTGTCATATTGCCAAGGCATATCGAACCAGGGTTCTGACATACCCTCAAAGACGCCGCGCTTGATCAGCATGATGCCGGTGCCAACGCTGCCAACTTCTTCCAGACCAGTGGATTCTGGCATTGAATAGATCGGTTTGCGCTTGCCGTTCTCATCATAGTTTTGCGCGGTTGGACCTGTAGGCATCCGGCGTCTGGCGCAGTTGGCCGCAACCAAGTCAACGTCATGCTTGAGCAGCCGCTGGATCATGTCCTGGGGAAAGGTCATGTCTGAGTCAATGAACAAGATATGCGTGCATCCTTCACGCAGCGCATCCAGGCACAAGTCAGCACGCTGGTTCTGTATCAGCGTGCCCTGCAACAGTTTCAGACTGATGGCGTCAGTGGTGTTGAGCGTGTGATACGCGACCATGTTGACCATGCAATATGTGTAGTTGGTGTGGACCTGGTCACGCGCTGGCGTGCAAACGGCAATGTAATTCATACTTGGCCAGGCCTCACGCGAAAGAATCGATTGTCTGGATCGTTAAGCCACTTCTTCATGTAAGCCTCATCATCGAGCTTGCCTTCGGCTTTGAGCTTGTAATACAAGGCCTCTGGGATGCTTGCAACGTGATGCCACTCGCCTTGCCAGTTTGCCTTGTTGTCAATCGCTGCAAAGTCACGCTTGTTGGCCTCAATCACTGCCGTCACGTCCTGAGAGGTCTGGATCGTGGTTTCTTCGGTATCAGGGTTGAAATGCCAGGTGCGCGTGATGCCCTTGTCGGGGCTTACATCAAGAATTCTTTTGTCCATGTAAGTGGGGCCAGGTTTCCCTGGCCCCGTCTCCTAGTCAGTTATCAGGAGGTGACCAAGTCAGCGGCCAGGCCGTGGGCATTTTCAGCCAACACTTTCAAGCCATACTCGATCAACAACATACGCTTCTCAGCGTCACCAGTCTTCGCCAATTCGACTTGCTGGTAAGGACGCAGCACAGTCATTTTGGCGTAGTCGGGGTCAATCACCCATGCATCACGCTCGCGCTGGAAACGGTTTGCAATGACTTGCACGTTGCCGAAATCGCTGACATAAATGTCAACGGCACCGATCAACGTGGCAGGTTTTGCACCGCCATCGATGTTGAAACGTGAAGAGGCAATGCCAGAGAAACCAGAGACGCGCTGCTTGTTGACAGGGCCGCACATTAGGATCTTTGGAGTGCCGCCAGCAGTCCACACCTTCTGGATGACGTTCTTGAGGATCGTCTCGGTGAAGGTGCGCACGTTACCGTCAGTGCGAGCACTGTTGGGCAGCGTGGTGTAGCTGGGATCAACGCCGTTGGTCTGCTTGTCAGTGTTGGTCTTGACAAACGCGCCCAAAGAGGCAGTCACGCGAGCAGTGGTCGTGTTGCCGGCAACAGCAACACCGCCATTCAAGAAAATGTATTCTTGATCGCGCTTCAATTCAGAACCGCGCTTGGCGATCTGATAGGCCAACTCAGAACGGCGACCAGCCTTGTTGACCACTTCTTCAGTGTTCGACAAGATGATGGTCTTGCGCGAAATCTGAGCATAGTTGGTCAAACGCACGGTGGCGGTGACAGCATCAAACGATCCAACGTCATCACCCTCGAGCTGCGCATTTGCTGCGGCATCTGCCAGGGTATCGGTCTGCCACTCAAACAAAGTGTTAGAGATGGTTTCGCGGCCAATGTTGGATTGGAATGGAGTTTCTTCGGGAGCAATGTTGGTGATCACATTGCTCAGGTCTTCGCGGATACCCTTTGCAGAGTAGCTCGTGAAGGTATTGGTGACGATAGTCATGGTGTTACCTCAAAAGTTGATAGATTGCGGAGGCCGCATCATCGACACGGCCAGTCTTTGCGAGACGCTGTTTGGCGCGAGTTGCCTCAGTTGTTTGGGATACCCGGCCTGCTGCACCTGGCTTGGCAGGCCGTGGACCGTTATTGGTCACGGGGGTGATTGCTTTTCGCTTGGTCATCATCTGGTCGTATAGCGCTGCTTTACGCAACGCAACAACCGCCCTGTGATCCACAATGGCCTTCAACTCCTCGGGTGTGAATCCAGTCTTTTGACCGAATTCGACCAGCATCTGCTTTTCTGCTTTCGCCTTTGCCGGGTCTTTCCACTCGGGAATGACTTCAAGCAGCTTTGCGTGCTGCTCTTGCAAATGCGTTTGAAAATGCTGCTGCTGCTCTTGCTGCGAGAGTTGAGCCACCCGTTGCTGTTCAAATTGAATCGCTTGGAGTTTTTCTTGTCTCTCGCGCATCACCTCTTTTTGCCGCACCCACTCGATGGGGTCTTCCTGGTAAAGACGGTCCCAATCGACTTGAGGTTCAGCATTTTGGAGCTGGGCCTGTAACGCTCCCAACATCTGTGCGTATTGCGCACGTTCGGCACGCACTGCCTCAGTCTCAGCTTCGACTTGTTTCCTGATCTCGGCGATCTGTTGCGTTTTGCGTGTGTAGTCCTGGGTCCTTGAGTAACCCTTTTGGAGCTCGTCCAGCGTCACCTCAACTTCTTTGCCGTCAACTTTGACGGTGAAGACGGTTGGCTGTTCTTGCTCCTCGGATTCCTCATTTTCTTCGGACTGTTCCTCTTGCGTTTCCTCATCAGCAGCGTCTGCATCCGCTGATGATTCCTCGCTCAAGGCCGCGCCATCATCCTCTTCGGACTCTGGCAACTGCGTCTCTTCGGGCGACTGTTCTCCATCAACTGGCAGTATTCCCTCGAGAGCGTTGGCCGCTTCGGCCAAATTCATTGGACCCGCAGGGGCGCTTACTTGTGCTGCCTGCGTGCTCATACGGTGACTTTCTGGGCGCGTTCAATTGCTCGCTGCGCCAGTTTGCCGTTGTCCACCATCTTGGTGACTTCGGTCTTGAACAACTCAATGGCCTTGATCATGGCGTAAGCCTGTTCGCGCTTGTCGGCCTCCTCTGGCTTGCTGCCCTTGAATGCCCACAACTGCTCGTTTTCGAGCTTTTCCAGCGCAGCCGCAAAGACCTCGTCTTGCAGCAACTGCTCGGCCTTGCGGCCCTTACGCACTTGGTCTTCGTTCATTGAACCATTCCACTATTAGGGTTGATGGGCGGCACTGGTGCCTGGGTCGGCTGCTGCATGGCCTGGGCCATGAGAGCTGACTGCTGGATCAGTGCCTCTCTGTCCATAGCCTGCCGGGCTTCAATCTCGGCAGTGCTAATCTGCACCCCATACTTTAACTCAAGCTCGTACTTCTTGAGCATTAAGTCCTGGGCGAGTTGATCTCTTCGATAATCATCATCCCGAATCATCTGATCACGCTTCAATTCAAGCTCGGCAGCCTTTTTCTGAATATCGGCCTGGATGGACTCGGCCTGGACCTGGGCCAGCACCTGTTCTGGTGTTGGGCGCTCGGGTTTCTGAGGCGGCATATAGCCCTCGGGCACGTCCTTGAAGTACTGGCTGGCATCCTTGAACCCGGACAATTCCACAATCTTGCGCAGCGTGCGCGAAAACTGAGTCATGGTCACAAATGGGTTATCGGCACCCATGGTGCTCAAGGCCTGCTCTTGCTTTTGCAAGATCATCATCAGACCCTGCAAGCGCTCGTTCACGTCACCCTGGCCCAGGCCAATGTTGATCGACACGTCCATGGAGTTGTCCCAGGCGCGCGGGTCGATCTGCACCCACTCGTTGCGCAGGCGCACCATGCGGGGCTTGTCCTGGTGGGTGGTGATCAAGAACAAGATGCCCTTGAAGAGCTTTTTCATGCCCTCGGCCAAGATCCGCGAGGTCAGCTCAATGCGTCCCTGGCTTGCGCTGATGGTGGCCGCCACCGCTGCCTTGGTGCTTGACTGCAAGGCATCAGCGTTCAAACCCATGGCGGCCTTGCTCATGCCGGTGCGGTCTTCCTTGATCTGGTCCACATAGTCCAGCATGGGAAATGCGGCCTGGCCCACAAAGGGGGTGTTGAATGGTTGCACCATGCCAGGGGCACGCATCCTGATTACGGCACCCGTTTCGTTGTTGAGCACGTCATCGATGTTGACTTGGCCCTCAACAATCGCGGTCCTGGGGTGAATCGACTGGGCCAAAGAGTCCAGCGTGTTGCGCAAGATCTCAGACTTGATCTCTTGCAAATCATGCGTGATGTCGAAAATCGACATGGACTCCAGGGGCGACGTGTGGGGTTCTGGATCGCAGGGGAAATCCACAAATGGATTGTGGGACGCTGGCAGGTTGCGCACAATGTTGTAGCCAGAACCCATGCAGCAGATCTTGCGTAGCTCTGGGATACCGTCACCGTCATAGTCCACCCGCGAGTACGCCTCAACGTACAAAACGCGCTGCATCATGGGGTTGGTCGTGTTGTTGTTGCCCGTGATGTTGTTCAAAGGCTGGCGCGCCAAAAATTCCTCGTTTGAATCCAGGTCGTTGGAGGTCAGGTTGTCGCGCACCTCATCCTCGTCATACCCCATGGCGATCAGATCGGCCACGGTCAGCATCTGGCGGTGCGCAATGATGGCAGCATCCTCAAAGGACCGTGCCCGGCGATCAATCACCAGCTCCTCTGGCGGCACGGCCATGATCCGCACGCGCCCATCTTTGATCACGCGCTTGATCTGCACGTCATGGATCATGGGCACTGGCGGCGCTGGCTGGCCTGCTGCCATTGCCTGCGCGTTGACCTGGTCGATCATTTCCTGGGAGATGGCCGGGTCAGGGTAAGACACAACAATCTTGACCTCAGCATTTTCTTGGGACAAGATTTGCAGGGTCTGGTCATCCAGGCCAGAGTACTCCTCGATGCGGACCTTTTCCTCTTCTTCCCACCAGTATTTGGCGATGCCGCATTTGCGCACCAATGCGTCTTTGAACAAGGCATAGGTGGTCATAAACCCGTTGTTGTCAGACGTGAAGATCAGGTTTGCATAGTCAGTTGCCTGCTGCGCACCCTTCACGTCCTCTGGTCCACGGGGAATGTACTCAACAACATTCTCGGTGCTGAAAAACACGCGCATGAGGCTTGGCATCATGGCGCTCACCGTGTCGCGCACCTCCATGGCCACAACCTGGGAGCGCCCCTCTTCCTCGTTGCCAAAGGGGTCGCCACGGTAGTACTCGGTGCCCTTGGCGCGAACGGGACTCAGGTCCGAATCGATGTAGCTGATTGCGTCCTCAAGGTCAGACGTGATGATTCCTTGCAGCTCGCTGTCATCCATCTGCTCGGTGGACACAATGTCGGTGCTAATTTCCAGATCGTTGATCATATTTTGACTTTCTTCAAAACCACATACATGGACTCAACCGCCCTGGGTGTGCGCAGCAATTGATCTTGCGGCAATTCTAAGTCTGTGCCTGGGCTAAATCTAAACTCCAGGTGCTCCATGTTGAACCTTGAACCCGTCCAACCAAGATACCAAGCCCAGGCGCAGTAATAAACCCATGAATTCTCATTGAATGCACGCACATGGGTGGGGTCTTGCCAGGCACCCAGACTCAGGTCATAGGGTACTGATATGTGCATCTCGCCGCCCATCTCCAGCAGATCCCGGCAATTGGTCATGGCCGCAACCAGGTCGGGGATATGCTCGAGCACGTCAATGGCAATGATCTTGGAGAACATCCCTGGCCGAATAGTCACCAGGTCACCTGGCGACTGAACCACCTCACCATATGACAATTTGGAAATGTCAACGATCCAATCAGCGCCAACGTCAGCGCGAATATCAGCGTTTACGCACTCAGTGCGCCGGTCACGGCCACTACCCAGGTTAAGTGTCAAACCATTGCTTGGCATATTCGGGTCGGTTCTTTCTCAGCCACGGTGTTGCCTGCTGAATCAATTTGGCACCATCAAGGCCAATTGTCTGACTGCCAACGTGGTGGACATAGGACCGGGACAGGTAGTGCTGAAACCCGGCGGCCAGCAAATCGGTGCATTGCACGTCATCAGAGTACCAATTCAGCGGTGGATACTTGGCCACTTCCCAGGCCTCACGCGAGATCCAGGCAAAGATGGGAGACGGGCACTCCATGGGCATAATGTGCTCTTCCCAGGGGTGCTTGAAGTAGTACAGATCCTCACCAAACGGGTTGGACCTGATGTTCTGCGTGGCCCTGGATGCATCACACCTAGCAGCCACCCAGCCCAGCTTGGGCACCTCTTTCTTTAGCAGCGCCACGTCATCCATCAGCACTTGGTAACTGGTGGGCGTCAGGACAATGTCATCATTGGCCACAACGACAGAGTCAAACCCGTCAGCAAAGACGGCATCAATCACCTCGTTGTAGCACTCGCCAAACGTAGATGGTTGGCCGTGGATCTGGTGATCGGCATCATGCGCGCCAATGACTGACTCAGGTCCGCGCAAATAGATGGGCACTTCGCTGGCGTACTCGCGCACGCTCATCATCATCATGCGCAAGCACTTGCCCTTGACAGTGGCAACAGCGATGGGTGCGATCAATCCTTACCCTCAACATTGATCGTGATCAGCGAACCCATGCCGGCAGAACCCATGTCGTTGCCACCGTACTCTTCGCCATTGTCTTCGCCATCAGTCTCACCCTGGTCACCACCAGCAACCCAGGCATCACAAGTACGACTCGATGCGCACTTGAAATCAAAAATCTCGCAGTAACCCAGGTCACCGGCCTCGATCATGGCCCAAGGGTCACCCTCATCCCCAATGCCCTTGGCGATGCAGTCAAGCATTGACTTTTCCTGGTTGAATGCGGCGCAGTTACCGCAAAGACAGGTCTTCGCGTCTTTCTCGCTCACTTCCCAGGTGTTTGCCTTTTTCATCCAAAACTGCTTATTTGGCAGTGCCGGGTTCTCAGGGCCGTACTCTGCCGAATTGATGGCCTTGCCACGGTTCTTCAAGTTCACCGTGATGTCTTGAGTAGCCACCGGGCACTTGGCGCCGTTGGCCTTCATCATCTGCTCGGCTGCGCGTTCATAGTCTTTAGTTGCCATATGTCCTCACCATTTCACTTTGTTTGCCCAGTAGGCCGCGCTCATCTTGCCCTTGGCAATGTTCTTTGCGTGCCTGGCCTTGAAGGCCTCGTTTCTCTTGGACCCATCAGGGGACCCAGTCACACCCTGCTGCCCAAACCTGATGAGCTTGACCTCATCTCCAGACTTTGCCAGCACCGCATGACTCTTGGTCTTGTGACCAGGCGTGCGCTTGGGCGCGTTGTAGCCTGAGAACGTCTCAGATCCGCGCTTGATCATTTCTTCTTGGCCACTTTGGCCGTCTTGGCTGCCTGCTTGAAAGCCTTGGCAGTGGGAGCGCCGGGCGAGCCGGGTTTACGCATCTTCTCTTTGGAGCCAGCCGCAATGCGTGCCTGCTTGGCGTGAATATTGGCATAGAGGCCGGGTTTCATTTCATGCCCCGTGACTTCATGTTGGTGGCAGTGCGTGATCCGCGCATAGGCATCTTGGCCTCGGACAACGCAATGGCAATGGCCTGCTTGGGGTTCTTCACAACCTTGCCGCCCTTACCCGAATGCAAGGTCCCAGACTTGTACTCGCCCATTACCTTGCCAACTTTCTTTTGCGCTTTGGTCATCTTCATGCTTGCTACTCCTTTGATCCCCAATTATGCAACCCTTGGCAGGTTGCGGCGCAAAGGCTGCGACCACTTGGCAGACCCAGCAGACCCGTACATCCCGACAACAGCGTCAGACGCAAAGGTCAAACAAAACGCATCTGCCCGGTCAGGGGACGGCAGGCCGCGTTTCCTGATCTCATCTTTCCCCTCAATCTGGATCTTGCCCGAACTCGTGAACGAATACCTCACTGTGGCCAACTCAGCAATCAACGCCTCATCTTTGGGCATCCGACAGTCCCGCGCCTCAAGCCAGGCCTTGGCCTTGTGCCAGAGTTCAGCTTTCAGATTCCTGTAAGTATTGCCCATGGCCGGACTCTCGGCCACGTTGATCCCGCGAGCCGGTAACCCCAACTCCCGCAACCGGTCCACAACCCCAGCACCCAAACCAATCGAGTCCACCAAGATCTCTTGCGGCCTGGCGCTGGGCATCAAGACTTCCCACTCAGCCACAATGGCACCCGTGAGCTGCATCAAATCCAAGTTTTTCCACGTCCTGATGGGTTCAGTGACAGCATTGCCCTGTCTCTTGCACAAGGCTGACTTATCAGAACCAAATCGGGCAACGTCCAAGCCCCACACCATCTTGGCGTGCTGACTCGCCTCAACGTCCCGGTTGGAGGCCATCTCCAGCAGCTCCATGGGGATCACCGTGTCATCGTCTGACCGCGGAAATTCACCCAAGACGCGAATGCGGTAAGCATTGGACTCTTCACCGTAACGCGCCTTCATCTCCTCAATGTAGGCCTCGCTGACTTGAGGTGAGTCAGCGCACGCTACCTTCATAGTCACCCAGTCATCAGCAAGCCTGTTGTGGGTGTCGTAGAAAAACCCACTGGACCGCACCGGGTTGCCCAGCAGCAGCGTCACGGCATTGTGTCCAGACATGGAGCCACCAGCGGCCTCAAAGACCTGTTCAGGGATGCCCGATGCCTCATCCCCAACCAGCATCACGTTGTCGCTATGCACGCCCTGGAGGGCCTCGGGCTGCTCGGCCCTGGACGTGCGTGCTGAAATGAAGGCCTCGGTGGCGGCATCCTTGACCTCGATGCGATCCTGCTTGACCTCGAGCTGATCCTGTAAGAGCTGCGGCATGGCCTTGATCCAGCGCTTGAGTTCAGCAAACAAGGCGTCATACAACTGGCTACTGGTGGGGGCCGTGACCACAATCTTCACCGGGAACCGCAAATGTAGATACCAGAGCATGGCCCAAGCGCCAGCGGTCGATTTGCCAACGCCGTGGCCGGACCTGACAGAGATGCGGCGGTTACCCTTGGCAATGTGCATCAGAAATTCAGCTTGCCACGGGTCAGGCGTGACGCCCAACACTTCTTGCACAAACCTTACAGGGTTATTTTTGTAGAGTCTTACGAATTCGACAAACGGGTTCTGGTTTGGGTCGAGCGTTGTCTCAATTTTTTTAATTTTTTTTGGGACGCTGGGCGCGATGGGGGTCGGGGTAGGGGGGTGGGTCATGGTCGGTGTTTCTCAAGGTGCTGCATCAGCCTGCCCCCGCCGCGAGCGCAAAGGGGGGGTCCGGCGCGGCCAGGCTGGCCAGGGTCAGCGCCGCGGCCACCGCGGCCGTGTCCACCGCGGCCAGCAGCCTGTGCGCAACTTGCACGCGCCTGTGAATTGCTGGTTAGTGACTGCTTGCGTGCAATGCGGCGTGGATGCTGGAATCGTCCGATCATTATCAAAAGCCTAATCGCGACTATGTCCATTATGTTAAGTTATTCAATGCGTGCTCTGGCACTTATGCACAGAAATGACAGTTATCCACAGGCAATCACTGCTGGTCTGTGGATAAGTTATCACTTATTTGCCTTCGCCTGTGGATAACTCGGCCTCGATGACCTCGGCATGGCGCAGCGCGTCCATGCGCATCGACCCGATGTTGATGTTTACCTGCTGCGCCTTTTGTAAGCCGTAAGTCTTCTGATCCCATCGCTCTGCCAGCCACTGGCGCGTGCGGATGCGCTGCACGTCTCGCTGCGGGTTCTGCACGTCCATGCCGTCCGCGATGGTGATCGTGTCACAGGCCATGAGATCAGCGGCACGTGCACGCGCGCGCGTAATCATAGCACCCATGTCATTTTCATCAATCCATTGATCAAGAGCGCGTTTGCTAATGCCCAAACTGACGCAAATATCAGCGATCGATTTGCCGCATTCGACCATGCTCAAAATCATTTCCTCTGGCATGGAATTCAGAAACGCAACATCCTTCCTGCGTTTAGGGTTCCCAGGCATCTTTAAACACCCCTTCCAGCGCTTTTAACGCGCTGAAGTACCCAACCCCAGCATTTGGCACAAAGTGCCTTAAATCGCTCGATTTTGTCCATGCTTGAATTTCTCCGCTGTTTTGCTGTCAAACATTTTAGGTGCCTTCGTTGGCGCTGACAGATCAAGGTCATTGACAAAATCATCAAAGCCCGTCTCACCCCCCAACTTCTCCACCTTGACCACTACCGGGTCAAACCTAGCGTACCTGATCTTGGCCTCGACCACTGCCTGGTTGATCTCAGCCTCAATCAGCAGCTCGATCTCCTCCATGGACCAAACGTGCTGGCCTTCAACGTCTGGACGGTTCTCGCGATACCACACCGCATCTTGCTTGGTGGCGACCACCACCATCAGTTTCCCATCTTTGCCCACACGCTCAACCGCGCCCACGGCAGGCCGCACTGGCACTGCGTGCTGGACTGCCCAGGCCTCGAGCGCCTGGTAAGCCCTGACCATGCCTGCTGCTGACTTCTCAAGCCTTTCACTATCCCTGGCCTGACAAGCCTGCCAAACCCTTTGCTGCTGCTGCCAGAATTTCTCCCGAAACCATGGATCAACTAAAGTACACAATCTGTCAGTACCCCATTTCCGATCCTGATCCACCTTAACGCGATCAATCTCAGCCAACCATGATGCCTGCCTGATCTCAAAATCGGTTGCCGGGAAATCTGGCTTGACCCCACGACCTGGCATCCGACTTTTCCCCTGACCCACCTGATCCTGTTTTGCGCTCATCCTTTTACCTCCAACCCATTAATCATCAATTTGCTAAACACTACACCAACAAAACACCACACCACACACCACACCACAAACAACCCCTTATAGGGGTGTTTGTGGTGTTTGTGGTGAATGTGGCACCACAACCTCACCACATCTGTGGTGTTTGTGGTGTTTGTGGTGGATGACATTGTCAACATTCACATGACTCATTCATCAACCAACGCCGCCAGTTTCCCGGCTTTCAGCAGCGACTCTGCCTCAAATCCAGTGGTCACGTCCTTACGATTTGCCCAAACACTGCTGTTTCTGATGGTCCCAAATCCACTTTTTATGACGTGATCCTTGGCCCGGCCCCAGTACGTTGCGAGCTGGTTTGAGGTCACATCTGACCCGATCATGGCCGTGAATTCGGCCTTCCACTGCTCCAAAGTGATGGCATTTTTGCGCCCCTCTGGAGTGTCCATAATGGAGCCAAAGGTTTTAATTGCAACAATTAGTGACTTCTCAGCAATCTTCTGTTTTGCGCCAATTGCTTTGCCTTTTTCTGGCTTATTTTCTGCGTCTGAGGTCTTCATGTCGCCAACCTCTGACGCCTCAATGACCAGGCTGGAGCCGTTCTCCAGACCCAAATCTGACCTGTCAATGTCCACCGTGATGGCCTCAAACCCGTACCTCTGACCGTCCTCACCGTCCTTTTGCTTGGACATGAGGATCACGCCTTTGCTGGTTTCGGGGAACCGCATGATCTCCATTTGCGTGTCCACGGCACCCAGCAGACTGGAGTGACCGCGCAGTCCTTTTGTCGTGTCCTTGCCAGCGTGGTGCAGCAGCATCAAGCTACATCTGTACCTATTTTGAATCTTTCCCGTGGCCTGGATAAAGGCACCCATATCATCACTCGAGTTCTCATTTCCACCGCCAAACGCTCTGGCCAGGGTATCAATGATGATCATGCGCAGGTCAACACCCAGCTCCTTGACCAGCTCATCAATGGCCACAATGAGCGCCAAGAAGTCATCAACACTTGATCTGAGGTTGATCTGGGACCTGATCACATAGATTGGGGCGTCATCTGGCGTGTTGTGGTGCTGCTTGATCGCGGCAATCCTGGCCCCGATACCGCCGTGACCTTCCCCGGCGATGTACAAGACTGGCCCAGTGCCGTTGATCTTGTTTCCCAACCAGTCACGGCCTGATGCGATGCACTCGGCAATGTCCATGGCAATAAATGACTTGAATGACGCTGGCGGCCCATACAGGGCCACAAATGACTTTTCAGGGATCACGCCTTCGACCAACCAGTTAACGGGTTCATCCTTGACTGATTGCCAAGACTCAATCTTGAAGGGTTTGTAAGGTTCCTGGGTTTTGGGTTCTGCAACCTGTTCGGCAGATTCGGCAAATGGTTCTGCAACTGAGCTTTGCGGTGCCACCGTAAATCTTGCCGGTATCGTTACATCCTCTTGCGAGGTGATGGGTTGGGCTTGCTTGGCGAGTTCGGCCAGCTCTTGTCGGGTTCCACCGTACTCGTGGACCCACTCCCAGGCGTCATCTGTGGGTCTCTCAAGTGGCAGGTCGGCAATCCTCAAAGACTTCACCACTGGAATCAGTGCCGCTGCCACGAGCCGCGCATACTTCCAACCCGCCAGGTCGTTGTCTGGCAGCATGACCACAGTGGCCCCGGCAAAGTATTGGGTGATCTCTGCTGGCCAACTGCCAGACCCTGAATGAGCACTCGTGGCTATTGCGCCGATCTCCACCAGGGCATCGGCTGCCTTCTCACCTTCCACCAGGTAGATGGCGCGTCCCGCTGTCTTTGCATTCAGCAGCTCGGGGAGCCTGTATGGCACGATCCTGCAATCTCCCAGCGAATAAGACTTTGACCCGTCTTTGTTGATCCTAGCCTGGCGGTAATCCTTACCCTTGGCCGTGCTGGTCTTGAATCTCTGCTTGACAAACAATGGGTCACCATACTCGTCCACATAAACCCACTCATGCTCAAGGACGGGTGCCTGGAGCGCAGGCAGGGGTTTGATTGATGCCAATGGGTCACGAATCTCAATGTCTGGCAGCAGCCCGTAATCCCTGATGGCCGCAAACAGTTCATGCTGATCGCAACCAGAGTGACACTTAAAGAGGGGTTTGCCGTCATCTCCATCACTGATGGAAAGACTCGGGTTCTTGTCTCCATGACCTTGTCCATGCGTTGGCAGTGGGCAACTTGCCAACCATCCTTTGCCAACTCTTTTCGCGTTGCCAAGCGCCTTTGCTATTTGTTCGGCTTGCATTTCTTCTCCAATTTCTTGAGCCGTTCTTCTAATTCGTACACCCGCCGGGCTAAGAGCAGCACCAGCAGTTGCCAGAATTCTTCTTTTGATTCCATGAGGGAAAAAAAAGCCGGGGACAAAGCCCCGGCCCTTGTTTCGTTACGTCTTAAAACAGATCCTCGTCTGACAAAACAGGTACAGGTGCAGCGTGCGCAGCCTTTGCGGGTGCGGGTGCCGGTGCTGGGAATGGATCAAACTCGTCAACTGGCGCAGCAGCCTCTGCATCCATGCCTGCTGGCCGGGCAATCCAACCCGTCACGGTGAATGCCGGGATGCGGGTTGTGCCCTTACCGATCTTCTCCATGCGCGAGCCTGTGTACTCGATCACCGGGAGCTTGTCTAGGTTTGTACCAGTACGCTGTTCAGCACATTGCTTGTACAAGGCCTCAAGACCCATGTTGGGGCCAACACCATTGCTGGACCACTCCACAGTACCCAATGCCTTGGAATAAAACTTCACGTTGAAACCGCGCTTGTGGTTTGCGCTGGGCTGCGGACCTTTCTTGCCCAGGGCTACATCAGGCTGCCAGTCACGCACGCCGACTCCCAGTTCGAGCCAGCCTGTTTGGACGTTGTCAATGTCAAAGACAACTTTGCCCAATTGGATTTCTCCATCGGCATTTGTCCAAGCATTGGCCTGGGGGGAAAAACGAATGTAGGAGCCTGAGCCGCCACCAGAGGATAGATTTAGCATTTTGCTTTCTCGCTTTCAAGGTTTATGTGTCTATTGACACGGTTGGGGGGAATGGGATTATTGGGCAAACTCAACGGCACGGCCTAGAGTTAAACCCGATGATTCTTTTGTGGTGAGTTCATCGACCATGGCCTTCTTGTCCTTGCCCAGGAGCTTTTCAGCCACGGCAGGCGTCACCATCTCTGTTAAGACCAGTTTGGACTTGTCGATACCAGCGTCAGTGAGCGCTTGCAAGGCAGCAGCCTCATCGGTCCATTTGCGCGTTGCGCGCTTTGGAACCATCTGCCAGCCATGAATTGACTCACCTTTCCTGATGCGTTGCACTGCGTGCTCACGCACTGCGTCAATGAATTTCTCAACCACTGGCGCGCGCTCCAAGAGGTCAGCGATCTGCTCAACTGAGAGGGTCAGCATGACGGCCTGGATCTGTTCCTTGTCCAGTTTTGTCAGGTCAGGCTGGGCTGCCATGACGGCAAAGCCTTGCTGCTGAGCCGGGCAGACAACCTTGGCCAGGCAGTACTGGCAGGCCTTGTCACTGGGCTGGGGTTGAGAGTCAGGGTCAGTACTTGCCTGCACTGCCGGGCGCAAGGTGTTTTGATACCAGTTCCAGAGTTCCTCATACGTCATGGAGTGGCTGCGCACGTCACCGTGATGGGGCTGCACAATGCGCAGCTCAATGCTTTGGGGTGGCGGTATGCCGTTTTTTGTGGCCGATCTGATGGCCCCCAAGGCGTAGATCTTCAACTGGTCAGAGTCAGCATCCACCCAGCCCTTGCCGGTCTTTAAGTCCGACACAATGAGTTTCCCGGCACCAATGCCAACAACGTCAGCAGTACCGCCTAGTTTGACCAGATTGTTGTCAAATACCGTGACGTACTGCTCGACCTTGACGTGCCCTAGTTCCTCATGCACGCGCTTGATCTCATCGAGGTGGAGCTGGGCATAGTCAGCATTTGTAGCCGTTATGGTGATGTCTTCCACTACCTTGCCGACATAGTCATGGGGGTTTGAGCCTGTCTTAAAACACCCCTCGGCCAGGGCATGGATGGCCGTGCCAATCTGCGCAGCCTCCCCAGCAGGTTCTTGCTCGATGCCTTGGGACAGGCGCACGCTGGCCGGGCAAGCGATCCAGCGTGACGCTGCTGACGGTCTTAAGATTATCTTTTGCTCCATGATTCTCTTTCTGCATCCTGTTCGGCGATGAAAATTGTGTAGATGAGCTGCCGCACCTCGTTGCTGACTGCGTGTCCCAGGTCCTCGGGACTGAGCATTCGCGACAGCAACAGCGTCTTGTCCTGGTTGGCGCGCCGGGCCTTCTCGAGTTCCTGGGTGAGCCAGACGATCTGATCCCTCATGGCTTTGCGTTCGAGGTCATCCATATCAGTCTCCACAAAAGCACGCAATGGCTTCTTCATTGGGGTCAAACATATCAATTTGTTCTGATGCGAATTGCATCATTGCGGAATAAGACGGGCGGTCGGAACGAAACACCGCACCGCTTGGCTTGGACGCCAACGCCAACGCCAACGCCTCCATTTTGGCCCACCAGATACCACGTTCTGGCTTTTCTGCAATTAGAGATAGCACCTGTGCGCCACCCTTTAAAAAGCAAAGATCACAGTTCCCATGCATGGTCACGCCATTGTTGTTTGGCAGCATAAGGTCGAAAGAGTGATTGCGCCAGAATTCGCCAACAGTCTCTTTTGTCACGCCAGCAGTCACCAGTGGAATCCTTGACTTGTCGGCAATCTTCGCGGCACGTCTTTGCTCGTCAGCTCTCATGCCAACCCAGTCCATGGTTTCGTTATGGTCATCCCAGCCAATTGACTTCAAGTACTTGTGAATGGTGCGAATCTTTAACTCTGACGTGCAAAATCTTGTTACCGGGTTGGGCAAATACTGACGCTTACGAATGAGCGCCTCGAATGGTTCACCATTCCTGCTGGCGGTTTCAAAGTCAACGCGCACAAAGGCAGGGTCTGCATCGCGATACTCAACCCAATGGATCTCAACGCCCCAGTTGTCAGAGCAGGCCTGGACAAACCTTAAGGTAGCCTCATCCTCTTTGCCAGTGTTGGCAAAGCACACAATGGCCTCATCTGGCAGTTTCCCGCCGTGCTCTTGCAGCACCCGCCAAAGCATGTATGCGCTGGTCCTGCCACCGCTAAAGCTGATGCAAGTTGGGCCATCAATGATGAATGGGCTAGCCATGTTTACGCCCCCAATGTGCAATGAGTGCAGCGTCAGC